AACCACATGCTGAAAGGAATGTTGAACTCCCCCATACCAAAGGGAGCAAAAGACGGTTTAGTCTTTGCTGGTGTGAACCTAAGTTCTGAATAATAAGGAACTTCAAAACCCAGGGTTGGATTAACGCTCAAAGCAGTACGAGCGATTCCAGATACTCCTGTAACATTAATAAATTGGTTGTACAATGTTGCCAATGAAGTAATGCTACTGCCAGTCCATGATAGAACTGAACGACTAGGATGCCCATCTTCATAAGATCGGTTATCCTCGCGTGAAACCAATAGTGATCCGTCATGGTTGGTGTTGCTTCTGGCTGCTGAAGCATCAACTAAATACCTGGTTCCACCACGATAGCCTGCATATCCACTAGTGATATATTGCAGCAAAGTGGTGTAACTATAAGCATAGTTGCCAGCAGATAGCGTTGTCAAGATAGAATCTGAAACCGCACCGTCAGAAGTGTAACCTCCCCAATAAGGAAACAGTTGGCGTCGCAATCGGAGCACCACGGTCCTCAAGGAAGCACTAGGAGTGAAAATAGGCATTTCATGCAATGAGTATCGTTTCAACATCTGCCGAAAACTACTTATCCTTTCACCAAAGTGAACAAGATTAGCAGCTTCGTGTGTAGCACTAGCGACACCCATTGTATTTTCAACAATAGTGTTAGATGGAGCAGAATCAGCTCTCATCTGTTCTTCCGAGATTTCCATTGATTGAGGTGTGATAGTATTGCTTGTGTCAAGCCTCAATCGGGAGATAGTGGTATTTGTAGGAGCAGCAAACTCAATGTCATCACACGCTGAAACAAAAACATTCATGTTGATTGCTTGTACAGGTGCTGTAGAGTTTGGCACAGTAAGCTCGTTCACAACGTAAACAGAAAGAGTTCCGTTTCCGTAAAACTGAACATCAGTTGTGATGCTAGTATTGAACATAGCAGCTTCTGTGGAAGTTCCCACTCGAATAGTTTCTCTGTAAGGAGAAACCTGACCCCACCCCACTTCAATAGTGGTGTCAGTTTCCTCTGCAAGATCCAAATAAGTGATGTAAGATATGTTATCCTCAGCAGTTACTTTAGAACCAACTGGATCATACACAATCTTCAAACGACCTTTGTGGAATCCTGAAGAGGCTGCTTGAAATCGGTATTTCATGGATCCCCGCCATTGCGCAAACGGGGCACCAGCAAAGCAGCATGCTGGCAATTTGAGTTGTTTATCGAGCCCAGAAGTGACTTCTCGGTGAATACAAGGATCAACCAATATACTGAATAGTTTAGTCTGACTAGCATCAGTAACTGACCAATCAAATTGGTAAATCCAAGTTTCTCGCGAGGCGATGTGGCTGAGAACAAGTTCGTCCCCAACATCGATTCCTGCAATTCTAGGATCAATGGACAACTCTTGTTTGGAATCCACAGTTAACTTGTAAAGTTCATCATGTGTATCTGTTGTAGCAAAAGACGACTTTATGACTGGTCGATACTGCGTAACAGAAACATCTGCAGGACGTGAATATCCGAACAATTTGGCAACACCTGCCACAGCTGAAGCACCTATTTCAGTTGCACGAGCGTACATACCAATATAAGGTGCTGATGCAAGCTTTCCTGCCCATGCCGCAATCGCAGAGGCAGTCGTTGATAACTTGTATTCATCAGACTGTGGAGTGATACCAGAAGCGTCATATTGAGTTGGTACACTCAATTTGACATCTTCAGCCCATGCCAAAATAGTAATGGTTACTGGATCTGTTGCACCATTGGCATGCTGAAGGTTGGAAAAGGAATAGAGAGACATTTCTCCCATTTTCTCCCAAGAAGGACCAACATCAAAACCACTTCCACCTTGTAAGGCAGTTGTAGCTAATGTATTCCACGGGGAAAAGAATGGAAGAGTCATCTCTCCTCCTTGAGAATTGGTAGGATCAAGATAAATGTGTGGTCTCTGAGAAAGGAAAACCATATCTGTCAACGTATATCCTAATTTAACAGACATATCATCAGCTGCTGCAAGCGGTAAATAGCTAGCAATTGCTCTTCCAAAATAGAAAGAGTTGCCATTAAGCATCACCTTAAGCTTGAGCTTTGCTGACATTAGTCTGTAATTCGAAAGACGATTGATCACCCGAGGATTCTCAAAATAGAGTTTCCAGGGATTAATCACTTCTAGGAAATTGACATTCACCTGCCAAGACTCTTGGAAAATATTCACTGGACGACGGAAAAAATTGTCCAGAGTAACATCTTCCTGAAAGGCACTCGATCTTACAGGATCGTACGACATAGTGTTGTCATATGCGAATCCTGCATGAGCATCACTGAACTTGACATTTTGTGCCACTGTAGTTCGGGATGCCTCACTTTGGTGCTCTTCGGATTGTGGTGTAATTTGTAAAGGTTTGGGACTGCATGAAGTAAATGTAAACAATGAAATATATAAAAACACAATAAAAGAAAAATACATAGATAAAACTAAAAATACAGCGGAAGGCGGATTATCCAATCCTGCGGTCTGACCTGGGGACCGCGCCCGAATGTTCTCTGAGGTGAACATTTCCTCCTTCCCATCAAAGGGGCTAATTTTACAATCAGGAAAAATTTGAGAGAGTCAACTCTGAATAGAGTATTTATCCTTCCATTCCACCACCCTCTCATCGAATGGTTTGAAAGCAGGTGTTGTTGCAATGCCCACCTTTTGGCATACCTCTTTCAACTGTTCTCGTCTCTTTTCGTAATGCTCTCGACCATATGCGAACCACTCATGTAAAGCAGTATCACAACAAGCCAAAGCAACTTCAGTAGGAGAAGCAGTAGAGGATTTGAGATTAGAATGCAAACTTTTGAAAATCGACATTTCGTCAATCTGTCCGATCGAGCACCCAATCTCGGGAATGAAGTGTGATTTCCGTTTCAAGAAATCACAAGTATCTAATTCAAGAAACTTAACTTCATTATTGGATTTGTCCGGTAATGTGATCTTAATCCCATATGTGGACAAAAATTCTTTGTATGTCAGGAAATTGAAATCCCTGAATTCTTTCTTGACGGATCCAATCATGTCGTCACCATATGTCATGGCAGAGACAGCGGATCGGAAATCCGTAACATTTGGGTAACAGTGGAAAAACCCCAATCTCAAATACAAAGAACCAGCAGTGCTGTTGATGTTCACTGTTAAGTTGTTTCCAGACGTGTTCATGTTAAAAGCCATGATTAAAGTACCATCAAAGTCCATCAAAGGATGAACCAAATCGGCAATCATCATTCTCATCATAAACAAATCATCAGATGAATATCCCATTTCCTGAGCTAGATCAATAAAAGAGTGCATGACTGCTGTTGTGATCTGAGAATTCATTCTGACATCATACTTGGAATAGTCCAATCCAAGAATTTGTTTGTCTGGTGCGTATTTCTCAACGTGTTGCATCAGTTCTTGCCAATCTTGACAAAATGCATTGATTCCGACAGCACTTTCACTTTGAATAGGATGTAACTGTAAAAATCTAAGAACTGGTAAGAAATATTTACGCAAGTGTATTCCAAACGCTACAGGACCAGCTTGGAACACACGGACCTTCTCACTTATAAGTTTTGTTGGCTCATCTTTGAGGGTTGCAGTAGTGACTGGATATGCTCGCTGGTTATTACGCCAACAAGCTTCCAATCGCTCCACTTCCTTCATGATTTCAGCTGAAGGTCGTCTCACAAGTTTTCCATCAACTTGTTCTTCGGTGAAATGTTGTCGTTTAGCACCAAAAACAGGAAATCCCATGCTTGTTTGCATTGGAATTGCGTCGATGAAGCGAACACCATCTATACCACATATAGTTTCCTCAAGAGTCAAGGGACGACCAATGTCCTTATGACCATGAGCTTTTGCCAGTGGTTTCAATGGTTTCAACCAATCTTGTCTTGCTCGTTCAAGTTGTGATGGTACAAATTGCTTTGCAGGATCAGCGATATAATCAATGTTAGTAGCATACGCTTTCCACTGTGGGTTCAGTTTTGGAGGTCCCCATTGATTAGGAACGCCCATAACTTCAGCAACTGCATCAGTCAAAATGGAATCTTGAACTTGTGAGTTTTGCTTGGATCTCAATCTTGTGGATCCAAGCAAATCGATATAAGCTTCTTTAGGCAATTGTCGCATGTGATGTGCCTTGCTGTGAAGCTCATTCGATGTGAGCAATGTCCGCCCATATTGCTCATTGGGCAACTCAGCTGCCTGTGCTGAAATGGTTACAGCTGGCATATCTGAGAGTTTGGAGAAAGCTGAATCATACATAGGCTGTGTTAGCGTTTGCATGACACCGGCGTTGGTTGTAGCATTACCTCCAATATGAAATCCCGTTACACACGGTTTCTTGGTCTCAGCATAGATAGGCGCCATACATGCTCCATCACGTGCCAATGAAGTGACATACTTTCCACCATAGAATTCGGCTTCTGTGTGTGCCACCTTGGAACTAGTAACGTGAATAGAGTCTGAAGTTAGAGCACTATCTTGATTTCTGACTAGAATGTGTGCTGGATAATTGCCTGTTGGTTTGGTTTTAGGCAATAAATGTGTCATAGTTTTGATATCTGGACAATTAGCCAAATAAACCATACACATATCCAATTCTGGAATGTCATATGTTGTTGCGGCATCAACTTTTGCAGTAAAAGTATCACCAGGACCCGAGGTTCCACGTGAAATAGTTAATTCTATATGGTCAGCTCTGGTACCCTTGAGATCAGATGCTTCAAAGAAGACATGACGGGGAAGAAGTCCAATGAATTTCTGTGGAATAATCATGTTAGTCCCACAACCACTACCAGAGGGTCTGGACACTTTAACACGACAAATGTTACTAGAAATTGCATTCTTGACTTGTTCAGGAGTCGCAGTTTTGACTTTGTCATCAACTTCGACATGAAGTCCTACTGTTTGCCACATTGCTCCTAACCATCCAACCGCTTTTGCGTTGTATTCAGGGTTCTCCAAAGAATTAGTCTTGATTTGGCTAATGCGGTTTTGATTCCACATATATAGCATTCTCAATCCAATGGTAACACCAATTCCGACAACTGCATAGGTTGCAATAGAAGGGCATTTCTTCTTGAGTTCTTGCATATACTGCGGAAGTGCATCTTTGCGTTGGAGATACACTTCTTTGTAGTACTGACCTCTCATCTTCACGATGTCTCTACATGCAAGCATGGTGATTCCACCGAGAAGGACCGAACCAGCAGCAGTTGCCATCCAGGCATTGCTACTGATTGAATTTCCAGAAACACGATACAAAAGAGGTCCCCAATTTGTTGACCGATGAAGGGGTTGTAATCCTCTATTTGTGAACATGTTGACAATATCAACCATTCTTGGTGTAATGTTTGTCAGGTTCGGATATTTACAGGCATGGCAAAACATCTGTAATCCCTTTTCAGAGACCAGACGATGAGTTGATTGTTTGTACTGCAAGAATGAGGAAAAAAGTCCTAAGCCTACACCAGAAGTTATCCAGTAGTATGCTTTCCTCATATCATAATTAGCAGCTAATCGACAATACCCATCAATCATGCATTGACCTGTTTGTGATTGCTTGAACCATTCTGGAATGAACGCATAGAGAGCAGGAACAAAATTACGCTGTAGATCTTGGTTAAACGCTCGTGCTAATTCGCTAGTTGCTAATTCTCGCACAGGTGACCATTTAAAAAGCGTAAAAGGATCACAGATTGATCCAATTATTTTGCCTGCAGTTTGGAACACGACCTTTTTCCCCATTGACCAGAATAAATCTGGCAAATTGAGAGCATTGAGTATTGCTGCCTCAGCACTCTGTTTTTTATTACAGGTGCAAAAGAATTGAGGCATAGCACATTCAGCACAATTGGGGATGTTAGCATTTCGTTCACTGCGTTCAACAACACGCTTTTGCGCGTTGGAGTGTTGTTTCGCCATAAGCGCAACAATTTGGAGATATTCTTCCAGACCAAGATTAACACAATCTTTGGTTTCTCCATTTCTGGTAATGCGCAGAGGTTCAAAACCATAGCGCGTTTTCCCGTTTTCTTCAACTACCCAGATTTTCTCAATCGACAAATCCCATATGTCGACAAGTTCACCTGGTTTACAGTTAATGATGTCGGGATGGTTGGTATCAAGCATTGAAGTACCTTTGATGCAATATTTGTCTTTGACTTTAACAGTGACATGTGTGAACCGACGTAAAATCGATTCAGGACAGTTACTGTACACATGAGCATCAAGTCGCTTGACATTTGTAGTCAAGACACCAACCTTGAAATTGATGAAAACTCTTCCCTTAGAGTTCAACTCAGCTTTGATAGCCTGAGCTGCAACGTTGTTGAATACTTTGATTAAGAAGTCAGTAGGAGACTTCTTTTGAAATTGCGATTTCCCATTCGCAACATCATCAAAGAACACACCTTCTATTTCAGAAGTGTATGTTGACTGATATTCATCAAAATTGTCGTGGGTCAGAGTTTTGGATGCTTCATAAGGCTTGCCAAGATAAGCAGTGCTTGCAACGCTCATGGTTAGTTCACCTAGTGTCGATTTACCAACACAGGTACCACCAAAAAGAGAGATTCCAAAAGGAGCTTCTCTCACGGTACAATTCTTCATCTTTGCAAGACAACGATCATCAATCTCAATGAGTTTTTCGTACTTGTTTTGTAACCAAGCACCAGGACCTCCATCCTTTTTGACGTTTTTAAGACAGCCAGCAATCTTGATAGCTTCTTCAACCGTTCCTTTGAAACTTTCCATCTTGATATCTGAGTTTCCATTCAAGACCTTTTCGGCATGTTGAGAAATCCAATCACATTTGTTATGGAAATCTGCCATTCTTTGGTCTGAGTACAAAATTGGAGCCATAGATTTGGTTGCTAAACAGTGATATCCTGTCTCATGCATCCATGAAAAAGTTTCAACAACAGCATCAATAACATCAAAAGCATTTTCTTGTTTCTTGGACGCTTCGATGTTAATCATTTCCAAACCAAGAGGTTCAAATTTGATGTTCTTCATTGAACAGACGGAAAGGGACATTCCTGCTGACACTAAGTATGTGAATTTACCCCACATCTTGTGTGTTTTGAAAAGTGTCCACTTGTCTCTCAGTTCACTTCCGATACTGTGTGGAAAGATTTTGGTGTCTTTGGGTTCTTCTTTCTTTTCGTCACCCATAATCATTGCTTTTAAAGTACGAAACAATGACATTGCCATAGATCCATTTGGATAATAGAGCTTCACGAGAGTCAACAAGGCCATGAGTACATCAGCCCAGGTGTCTGCTCGTGCCAAATGATAGGCAAAAAGGAGAACTTTTTCAACATGGTTCATGAAAGCGTCAAGGTCATCTTTGTGTTCTGCTTCAACTTTGATGTCAGTATTAGTGATCTCATCAATAACTGAAGTGATTGGATCTTCGAAGATCATCGGTTTAGAAGGCTCACGCTCTTCTTCTGAATAGACACTACCCTTAGAACCATCTGAGGGTGTTCTCACATTTGGACAGAGAGAAGCCATAGTAGGAACGGCTTCTTTCTCTTCAAACAATGCAGATAGAGATGGTAGAACATCATCTTGTTCTTCTCCAGCAGCATGGGGTTTCGGGATTGTTTCTTCCCGAATGGTTGGGAGACAAATCTCCTCTTGGGTTTGTTGGAGGTAATTATCCTCCTTAGATTGCCGGGGTACATAATAAAGTGAATTGGCTTTGGCAATCTTTGCACGCTTCTTGTCTCCTTTGCGTGCAGAACCTTTGAATTTTTTGCTTCCTTTCAAAGGCGCGATAGGTAAAGAGTCGTTAAACTCCTCAGCCTGGGGTCTGAGAGTTACTAGGATTTCGCGCAGCTTGACGCGAATTCGGTGTGTTGCCAGTTGTAACTGAGCAACCTTCTGAGTATGCGACCAAGAAAAAGAATCAAGAGGTTTACGCCTTTTAACTTGATTCTGTTGTCTAATTGGTATCAAATTCCACTTAGTGGAAGGTGGCATAGTCAGGGCGATAGTCTGATCCTCCGGAATAGTCTGGAGAACACACAAATGTTTTGAATAATTCGTGGTTTGTTGGATCTGAAGGTTTTGCCTGTTAGTAACTTCATTGCTGTACGATGCTTGAGGGCCTATTAAGCCACACAAGCGCCGGGTTATCGTAAAAATCTTCACCGGAAGGTTAGGGGTCAAGCCTTTCCCCAATTTAAGCGGTGTCGGACCCTGATGCGCACTGTTCCATACGATGATAGGAACAAGATCACAAAAGGGCTGGTATACTCTCATATCAAATAGTTTGCACACGATCTCACCTAACTTTCGTTAGTCAACTTACCCTATAAGTTCACAATAGTCTCAATCCAATCCTAGAATCGAGAACTCCCAATCCGCTTTTAAACGGTAGGCATGGGAGAGTTTCCTGTGTGTTTGCTAATTTGAGTCTGAGACTCCGAGGGCAATGCAGCCTCCTAGCACTTTATGCACGTGCGAGTGCTCCATGTTCTGACATGGAAACGCTCCTCTCTTTATTTAAAGACGCATAAGGAAAGGCGTCCTCTACATTAATTTCATCCTCTGTTGGGAATCCACTAATATAGGTCAGTGCTGTTGATTACAGCTTTAACTCCTGCTATTTTACTATAGGTAAAGCATGAGTAGTGGACCTGGGTTTTCGCAAAAAATTAATGACAATAATTGAGATTCCTCAATATGAGTCATCATCTCTCAATCGATGACATAATTTTTCACTTGTGCGTAGTACAACTACCTAGCATACTTTCATACAGTGGTATTAACCGGAAATATTAAACCTCACCTAATGGAAGGTATCGAGGGTTTCCGCAAAATACTTGTAAGTGTAAACTTTCTAGGTGGCCGAATCTCTTCTCATCTGAAGAATACGGCGCTTTTCTTCAATGCGTACCAATAGCATTGCCTCTGAATTTGTTGTACGAGGTATCGATTTTGATTTATATCAGATCTGTAACTGATATCTCTTCTTAAAAGAACTGAAGAGGGCACTTTCTCAAATTGATAGATTCCGAGTCTGATCAATTTGGACGTAGTTCTCACGCAGAAAAATATTCTTGAATTTCAATTATAGTTCAACATCTCATCTAGGTCTATAGACACTAGCATGAGCTATTCCTACAACTAAATCTGCACTCCGTGTGAGTCCC